ATGAAAAAATTTGTTTTACCTTTCCTGGCTACCTTTACTTTAGCTTCCGGATCATTGCTTTCTTATCAAGACACCGCCTCTGCTGCATCTATTAAGACCGATGAAGAATGGATTACAATTGAAGACAGTACGGAAAGCTCTGGCTCTATTCTTCAGACAGCAACCGAAAGCCCGTATACTGTAATGGCGTCAAAACCTGATTATAAGACCAATTGGAATTTAAAAAAGCGCAGACAGGGACTGGACTTTTTCGCATGCAATTACGCCATGTTGACAAAGGCCAGCGCCAAAATGAGAATAAATACAATCGAGGCAAAATCACGATTGTACTATAATAACGGCGCGCTTTCAAAAAGCAAAACTGACACAAATAGTAATTCAAACTATGCCGGGGCGGAAGCTGTGGGAACAGTAACCGGGGGATATGGATGTAAAGGGAAAGCATATGGCAACTCTAAATACGTAAGAAAAAAATATAAAACTGTAACGCATCAGAAAAAATGGAACATAAAAGACGTTCTTTAAAATATAAATGAGAATGAAAAAGATTCTTTTAATTTGTGTTCCCTTCGTAATTTTGGCAGTTGCCGCATCCCTTTACTTTTTTAACAAAGATCAAAACAAACAGACTTCTGCAGTTACAGATGATGAAAAGTACAATGATGAACAAGAAGATGTGACTGGCCCCGGCACTGACACCGTTTCATACGGTTTATATGAAGAGGACGGGCAAATTTTAGACTCTTTGGATATTGGAAAGAAAAACGGGAAGAGATACAAAAAAGTATTATCTATTAGTCATTATTTTAATGACAAAAGAAAATATGGATTGGTTATCCTCTCAGACTTCAAGACAATTCCTTTCAAAGCAGATAACGGAGGGTACAAAAAATCTTATACATTCAAAATGGATAAAGATTCGGTGAAAAAAATCAAGCTGGAATTTGAGCCGCCTTCTAATTTCAGCGAGTTAAGTTTCATTATTATTCCTGAGCCTGATTACAAACAAGAAAGCACTGACCTTGATATAGCATCAGGTTTACAGGAAAACTTTACTCTCCGTTACATCAGGAAAAGCCGGGATGAAAAAGAAGATCTAAAACCCCAAAAAATAACTGATGAATTAACGGGCGAACAGGTATTTTTAACATCAAATAAAACCGGAAATAAAATCCTATTTAAATCAAAAAGCAACCAAAAAGCATACTTGCAAATTTTCAATTCACATGATACGAATCTTGATTATGCCTTAGTTGCCTTGTCAGGGACAGAACAAAGGTCAGTTAATGGGAAACCTGTTTCATTTACCAGTGTTAAAGAGAATGCCACAAATATATATGAAATTGACATGCCGAAAGTTGAGGATAAAGAAAACTATCAAATTGTCCTATTTCCAACTCCATACAAGACAAGTACAATGTATGAAGGTCTAAACAATACAAGTGATTCGACTTTCAGGACGGTAATAACACCTTAGGGGGTATGGCCTTGTGTGGATTATAATTTTTCTGCTTGTCATTTTGATTGGTTTCACGGGGAATATTGTTTCGTTGTTGAGAGCGCAAAAACAGGATAATCAAAGAATTATTCAACTATTAGAAGAGAAGAAAAAGTAATCCCCCAAAACGGGGGATTTTTTCATTTCAATAATGATTTCAGTTTCGCTTTCGTACTCGGCCCGTAAATTCCATCAGGCGTTAAACCGTTCATCAATTGAAATCGTTTGACCGCATTTGCTGTTTTTGGCCCATATGCGCTATCAATCCCATTGTTCGGCGCTCCTTTATCCGGATAGAAATAAAGAGCCGCCAACGCTGTCTGTATTTGTTTTACGGCTGCGCCCCTGGTTAATGGGTTGGTGACTTTGAAAACACCGTCAGGCAGGGGAAATTTTGGTTTATTGCTTGTTTTGGGCTTTGCTGCAGCCTTCTTTTTCCCGCTGCTTTTCAGTTCATTATCACTCTTTATATAAGACACGTTCACGTATCCGTGGAATGTCTGGCCTTTTGAATTGGTGTACTCAATATATCCCCACCCGTTCACAGTTGAACCGAGCTGATATTTTACAATTGTGCCATTCGGCAGGGTAAGCACCATAGAAGAAGCAGCGCTTCGTTGTGTACGCAAAACAAGCCCATCTTTTGCCACAACCGTATTTTTAATAAATCTTCCCGTGTCTGTATGAGTAACGGTTGAATTCGATACCACAGGCACCTTTACAACCGTGCCGGCCATCCGCTTGTTAACGCGGGCTTTAAAATCGGTAAATCCCTGTGACCTGCTCACCCACGGCGCCGGGCAAATTTTATGAGTAATATCATAGTGCCGCACAATATCATTGATTGGATCAAGTTTATACATTTTGCACAGCTCGGCACAAACTTGTTCTGCGCGGGCAATGGTATCCGGATGGAAAGTGCCGTCTTTTTCAATGCACAGTTCTACGCCCACAGATAAGAAATTCGCATTCGGTTTCAGCGCTGCGACACCCCGGTAAGGCTGCCCGTTGACGAATTGCTGGACGTCATTCGCGTGATAAGCCACTTCATTCAACGGAATGATGCAAATAGCCTCTGTACGATCGACAAAAATATGTGCTGACGCAAACGTCTGTTTTTTCTCAGACAGATTTCTGTTCTGTGCAGGGAGCGTTTGACCAAAGTATCTATAATGATTGGCAGCAGACGCGCCGGGATTTGCCGTGTAATGAACGGCCAGTTTCTTCACGCCGTTGTTTTTGATTCCCGGCCGCGTCCATTTGTTAATATCAATATATTGGTTTCTGAATGATGACATAAAATCTCTCCTATTCTGTTTTGAAATATAAAAAAGGCTGCCGAACGGCAACCCCTCATTTAATGAGTTTGTGGTGTTTCAGAATGGCTTTCTGTTTATGGCCTTTCTCAGTCACGTAGTTATTTTTAAACCACGCTGTTAACGTTGTACCAATTGTAAAAGCCGCCGATCCGACGGTATATAATCCATTCACAAGTTGAGTGACCTGACTGTCTGTAATCTCTAGCGGAGACTTTCCAAACATCAGCATTGTTTGGTTAATTAATGCAATAAAAAGAAGTACAGTCCGAATGACCGTACCCCTGTCTCTCATATTCAACATAAAGAATCCTCCTATTTTTCAATTTTCATTTGAATTTCGTCCAGCTTATCAATGACAATTTCATATTTATCACTGAATCTTGCTAAAAGCTCATTTTGAGAATCAATTTGCCCGTATAGCTTCGCCTCCCGCTCTCTGCTCGTTTTCATCACATAATACAGCAGGGAGCAAAATAACACCGCAAACGGCCCCTGAGTCATCAAATATTGCATGATGTCCATTTCCATTGTTGACGTCTCCTTTTTGACAAAATAAAAACACCTATTCGGTTACAGGTGCCGTTTCATTGTTCTTTACTTGTTCACTTTCAGTAGTGCTGCCAGTTGACTCAGAAGACCCGGCCGAGGGTGTGGCATCTCCTGCCGTTTCCGTTGTCTCTTCTCCGTAATCCTTTCCGGTAATCTCTTTAAATTGATCCGGAGTAATGGCGCCGCCTTCCACACAAAATGAAATATCAAAACCCCATTGATAATAAACCTGTGCATCTGCATATGTTGGAAAATTCATGTGTTACTATTCCCCTTTCTGCAATGTCATGACTGCTTTAGTCAATTGAATAATTTGATCTTGCATTTGCTTGATAGTTTGACTATCCGTAATGTGCTGCTGCACAAGGGCAACAATTTGCTCTTGGGCCTGCTCCATTGGGCCGGGCGTATTCGAATCATCAATGACGGGATTTTGATAATCCGGGTTAACAATCAGAGCGCCATCAGATAATTTGTAACGGAACGGATTGGAAATAAATTCAGCCGTGGCAAATTCATCCGATATCTCAATTGCTTTATCCAGTTCCCCCACCAATGCATAAGCTGCTACTTCGTTGTTTTCATTTAGGACAATTTGCAATTAAAAGACCCCCTTGATTCTCGAAATATAGATTTCGGGGTTACTGATTTCCATTTTTTCAGTATCCAGCGAAAGACATTCTGTAACAACTAATGTCTTTCCGTCCGTGTACTTCAGTCTGATTTCATCTTGATACATGCCTTTCCCGTTGCTTTTTAGGCCGGCATTGTTGATATAAAAAACAGTATCGACCGGGACGGGGCGCTGCGTCGAAACATGGTAATAGTCCGTTTTAAAATGGACTTCGAAAAGGAAATAACTGAAATTCGATATGTCTGCTGCCAGTTTAATAGTATCCCCCGCTTTCGCGCTCCCTGAAAACAATAGAACCGGTGACTTCGATACCCAATTACGAAATGCTCCCTGATATTTTTCAATATGCCAATCAGATCCCTGCAAAGTCACTAAGCCATTATCCTGATCACTGAAAACGGCGAAAATAAACCCATTCGCGTTGTCGCCGTTCAATTTAGGCGGCAGATTTTGAGTCGTAGAATTATACCAGTACACACCCGTACTGATAATGTCATAAATATCCGCTAAAACAACGGGCGTTGTATCCATTTTGTTAACGATAGCTGTATCAATTTTTTGTTTCATTTCCCCCAGATCAGCGGACACGCTTTTTCCCAAGTTATCAACCGCGCTATTGAATTGACTAATTTGATCATTGAGGGTTTTCATATCATTTTCATATTGGCCGGTGGTGACAATATCACTGTTTTGAATTTTAGTATTAAGCGTGTTTAATTGCTCTTGCAATGATTGAATCGTTGTTTTAGTGCCCTCTATGATATTTTGTGTTGCGTCCTGATCTGATTTGATCTGTTCTAAAAAGTTGTCATAGGCTTGTTTAAGCTGCGTCTTCAAATTTTCAAAATCAGAAATAAAGGAGGCTGAATTGATACCCATTTCCACTTTATTTTCAAGCACCTTGATTTTAAATTCTAATGTGGTGTCTGTTTGACTGTCTCGGCTCACTTTAAAGAATGCCTGTTCATATTCCCCCATGGCTGCAAAAGCTTGGTAAGGGAACACATAACGAAAAATACCGCCCTGGGCATTAAGGACAATACCGCCGTTTGTATCAATAATATGCGTGCCGTCAGGCTTCAGCCCTTCGAAAGAGACAGTTTTCCCGGTTAGATCATAAGGTGTACCGTTTGATATGACTGATACCGTCACCGCTTTTAAACCGCCGTCCCCCACTCTTCCAATGATAAGCTGCTGGTTAATTTGCTCTAAATGCGCCTTGCTAATATCAAAAACTAAATCTTGATTTGCCATGTTTTAAACGCTCCCTTATCCGTAGTAGTAAAAATAATTCCGGCAAATTTCTTGGAAAATAATTTGATGCCCGATCTCGTTCGGGTGCAGCCCTTCTGACATACACATCTTTCTGAATGCTGGATTGTAAGGATCAAATAAATCCGTATAAAACATGTCCGCATACGGTACAGAAAGCAGCGTACAAGCTTCCTTTTGAGCATCCACATAGTCGGCCAATGTCAGCCCTAATTTGTTTTTATCGGTATCCCGTCGGACAATCTTTCCGTTTGAAATTTTCGCTTGTCGTGTGGGAGTCATGACGATGATCTTACAGCCTTTATTTCTCATGCGGAGCTGTTGAATGACTTGATAAAAACCGCCGTAGAATTTCGTAATGTCCTTTTCATCTGTCCCAACATCAATGCTGTTACACCAGTCATCATCCGTTCCCTGTACAATTACAACATCGTTCCCGGATGTTTTAAGAGCCTGCTGATAGATATTGTTGTTTCCGTTATTGCTCATGTTAACGCCGCTGACAGAAAGATTTATAACCTCGGCACCTGTCCGTTCCTTCAAAATATCACCAAAGTTGTATTGGGCGCGCAGCCCGTGGGCTACACTATCCCCCAAAATAGCGATTTTCTTTGCATTGAGCAGATTGCTTTTCTTAATAAAATCAACACTGATGTGGCCGCTGTCGGTGATATTTAGAGGCTGATTTAACTCATTACTATTTTGTGAGTATTCTGTTTCTGCCGCGATCCGTTCCGACAACGTGGCATGTTTGATGTTTTTACTGTCTATTTTCGCCTGTTCCACTTGCTCCGTAACCTCTAAGGGCGACATGTCGGGTGTTATGATTGCCCTGATTTCTCTATACATTTCGTCATTATTTTCTTTGATCTTCTCGCCAATTTCTTCTGGTGATAGCTGCGCAGAAGGATTATTGATAGCCTGTTCGATTTTCTCGAAATTTGTATTTAGAGCCTCTCGAAAATCTCGGTCTAAGCTGGTCGGTAAATCCTTATTTAAATTGATCATGATTTCATCCTCTCTTTACTCACTAATTTTTCAAATCGTTGAGCTGTTTTTTCAAATCGTTGAGCTGGTTGATCACTTCGTTCATGCTGTATTGTTGCCCGCCCAATGATTGGCCGCGAATAACCGTCTCTGCTTTACGGCCCATTACGTTGTACACTGATTTTTCATCTGCGATCGTGTAAATGGAATAACCGAGCCACCATTCTTGTGTTTGAAAAGCCCTTACCCACGCCTCAAACCAATTAGACTGAATGGATTCGTTATATTCTCCAAGATCACCAAAAGCATTGTGCGGCTGCTCCGGCGAATTTGAATAGGGCGGTATCCCTAATTCACCAAAAAAAATAGGCTTATCCCACTTATCATGGAAAGCCTTTATTTCATCAAAAATATTTTGACCGCGGCCGTACAACGGTACGCTGTAAATAGCATCTATAAGCTCGTCAACGGAAGGATTTTTACTATCGGTCAACTCAAAGTATGCCGCAATTGCTATGACGTCAACCAATCCAAAAAGAGCGTTATTGAGTTTATTTTCATATGCTTCCACATAATCGGGCGCCCATGAAGCTGTGATCCAATAATTTGTACGATAGAGAATTTCCCCTGTGTAAACCGTACGAACCTCGGAAATTAACGCTTTCCATTTGTCAGTAAAGCTTTCCATATGAACCAGGTTAGAAGCAATGTAAAGCCCATCAACGCCATTCTCTTCACAGGTAGCAGCAAGATTTTTCAAATGCTGGCCCCAAACAGAAAACCATTGTTCAATATCGGACGGTATCCAGTCTGTTTCCGCGATCGTTCCGTTTGATATGTACGGATACGGCTCTAAAATCACCCTGTATCCGTCACGTTTGGCCTTCGGTATGGCCTCCCATGCTTCGTTATAAGAATAGTCGGTAATAACAGGATTAGAATCAGACGCGTCGACAGCCGATATTTGTAATGGAATAGTCAGTGTGTTCAAGTTTAATTTGTTGGCGTCATAGTAAATATCAGAATACTGTTTCCGGCCGAATGCTGAAGCGTTTCCGCCCTTCCATTTCAGCGGATTAACCACTAAATTACTTAACTCAACATTTGTCATTCTGTTCTCGTATTCGGATAGCCTGTCGTTTAAACCGGCTACCGCCGAGGTATGAGTTTTAGGATAAAACGGGTTGCTTTTGGAATCTTTCAGAATGACAATATCAGTCATCTACCTCGCCTACCTTTTCAATGACCAGCCGCGCATCCCATGCGTTGACAGCCACATTTTGAACGCTGCTTATTAACTCTGTTGCAATATGGGATTTATTATAGGCGGTCGTTGCTTTTTTGGATATTTGCTGTTGAATAGAAAGCATATCCTTCCTTGCGTTGCTGAACGTCAATTCTGCGGGCTTTGTATCATCGAAAGGGTAATCCTTTACCCCAACGATTGTAACATCTACATCCAAGCCCATTGGCTCAATGATAGCCATCCACACTTCCCCTATTGACGGGAGACGGGAGCCGTAATAATTCAATGTGAACGTGGCTTCCGGTACGTCCTGCAGATGTTTTACAGCCTCCGCATCTGTATATTTTTTTGTTGTTGCATCCGTATCGCCTGTTAAATCCAACGGCTCCGCAAATGAGTCACCGAATCTTTCAGCATTGGCGGACGTATAAACATACGGTTCGAAAAAATAGTTGTCGTGGGCATCCTTATACGGATACACCCAACATTTTGTGCGTAGATTCGTTTTATCCAGTGATAAATTAATGTCATCAGTGTTGTACAGCCATCTGAATTGTTCTTCTGTGACAGTTTTAAAATGGGCTTCGTCCATAAAGATGACCTTCATATTATCCGCCATCACATAACACTGAAAAGTATCAATTAAGGTATTGTTTAAGGAAACCGCATCTGATTTACCAAACTCGGGTATTAATTTACGGGCCGTAAATGCTCCTTTAATTTCGTAGCTGTACCCGTAGGTATTTCCCTTATACAGATAGGACAAGTATTCTTCAAGCGTATGTTTTGGCCGGCTGTCGTCCTCATAATCCGAATCTATGGTGTCTTCCAATCTAATTTTTTTCTGTACGTCATAATAAATATGTGTGGCCGTAACAGAAATTGTTTGCGTATTTCCGCTTAATACCGGATTGATTTGTTGTATGACATATTCTTGCCCCTCAAACAGTAAAGAAGCTTGGTCGCTTTGCAGCAAATTAAAAACAAATGCATTGGTGTTTGTCTGAGTGATATTAAATGAAATTTGCCAGTTTGTCAGGTTGCTTTCTATGCTGCGCTCAAAGTCTGTAAAGTCCATTACAATCTCTTCGTATTCTGGATTTTTAACAATAAGGATTTTCATGGCTTCACCTATAAATACAGGAATCTCGTATTAAATGAGATTACCGGGTTTTCGCATCCTGTGAGCACAAAATCATTCCATCCCTCGGCCAATGTAATAACACCGTGATTTGTGTCCCGTCCGCATCTGTTGCCGTTTAAAAACGGATAACACCCGTTTAATAAAAGTGTGTCAGAGGCAGCCATTTTTTTATTGAGCTTAAAAACATCGCCGGTTGTCTTATTCGTAATGGTCGGCGTGCCAGTGCAAGTCAATGTGATATCTAACAAATGATGTTTCAACGGATTTAAGACAATCTCTGACGCATTGTAAACAGAAAACGAATTCGTCTTAAATGTATAAAATAATGGTTGATCTAAAGGTATATTCATTCCAATGGGCCACGCTGCAGCATCGTTTGAAAAGTCCGCTTCCTGCGTCGTTTGAAAAGCCTCCCGGAAACCGGAAGGCAAGTCAAATTCCACGGTAAACGTCATATCTGTTAAGCTAAGGCGTGTCGTTTCATACGGCTTCGCCCTTACTTTGTAACGCATGGCAGGCATAAGCGTACTCCTTATATAGAAAGCCTCCCGACTAAAAAGAAAAGCATGAATAGCCCGGCAGCCCAATTCAAAATCATGTAAATCCTTTCCTTTGAATAAGAAGTTAACACTTACTGTTCTGGCTCCGTATACGGCCGATCCCGACTCAATTTGACCATCAAGGGCCGGATTTGTCAGATAGGACGGTGTAAGGGACGGGGCTGAAACAGTCATATCCAAAAACTGCAGTCCACGCATGTTTACCGTCTTTGATAATGCCTGTTCTACCCCATTTTTATTTATGATTAAGTCTTGTAGGATGCTCATGGTTTACCCCCTTGCATGAATGTATTCAACCCTAATGCGTTACCATTGATCCCATTAAGCAGGTTAGCGATTGTTTTTAAGTCCGCAGCTCCATTGTTTTGATTGGCCCCCTGCCCGATCAATAGTTGAGCTAACAATTGATTGGTTCTTTCCTGGGCCAATAACAATTTTGTTAATAGCTCGTCATTTTTGCCGCTCGCTTGATTACTTTGTTGCGTTTTTCGGGCTGCGGCCGCTGCTACCGCCTGTAGGTTTTCTACGGCTGCCGTTCCATCAATCGGGATAATATTCTTTGTTATTGAATCCGAGACATGAAGGGCCGCCCGTGAAACGTTTGTTATGCTGCCAGTCAGACCATTTACAAGACCCTCACCAAAGAACCCCATAAGCCGCACAGCAACACGGGAAGGCGAATGAATATCTAATCTCTTTCTGATCGAATTTTCAATGTTATGAGCGATTTTCTCGGCAGCAGATGAAACATCCTTTTGGCTCTTCTTCAACCCGTTTACAATCCCGCTTACAAAATGGCCGCTGAGTGTTACACCGGTGCTTCGATATTTTTTATTGGCCGATTTCATGGCATTTCCCAATGTATTCACGGCGTCATTCACGCTTGATTGATATTTAGCCTTTGCTGTTTTTAGGGCCTTGTTAAGATCAGTTTTCGCGTCACCGAATGAGGTTGTGAGATCACCTAAAGCATTTGCTGTCTTGGTCTTTTCTGAATACGCTCCTTTGTAAGACTTCCAATCACTTGCGGACAGGCTCAACAATGCCTCTACGTCTGCATTTGCGGAAGGCCCTTGCTGCAGCAATTCATTAATCATTTTTTTAGATGCGCCGCGCCGCTGCAATTTCTTTATATTCGATGTGAATTTTTTATAAAGAGAATTTTGCGATTTAAGATTACGCAACAGGCCCACCCCGGACACTTTCGATTGTTCTGCCTTATCAAACATTGCAAAAGATGTGTACGCCGTGTTTCTGTTTTCATTTACAGCCGATTGATACGTTTTTTTCGCATCTGCCACCGCATTGTTATATGTTGTTCTGATTGTTTTCATTGTGCTGTCAAACTTATTAATTGCGTTGCCTATCGCATTATTATAGGAGCTGATTTGCTTTGCAATGGCTTTACTTGACGCACCAATTGCCGCAACAATGCGGTTGCGTTGTGTCGCTGTTAATTTATGATTCTTTTGAATGGCTTCCAGCCGTGCCCTTTCTGTCTTGGCTGAAATTTTTCCGGCCCTGTAATCTGTAATGATCGTTGAAATGCTGTCAGAAATTTTCTTACTGAGTTCAGCCGCTTTTTTCTTCGCCGCTGCTGCAGCCTTTTGTTTTTTTGCTTCCTTACTCAGTGTTTTGTTGTTGGCCGCCGGCCGTGTCACATACTTTATAATGGTTTTCGTTTTTGTTTTCTTCGAGGAGCCGGATTTAGTTGAATGACTTTCAGGTTTCTTCCGCCAATACCCTTTTACATATGTTCCATTGCTCCGGTAATAGCCATCAACCCAAACCTCATTTGTCCCTTTCGCAAAGTGCCCCACTTGCTCTTTAAACGCTTTAATAGACGGCCATACTTTCGTGCCTTTTGGTAGGTTTGCGAAAAGAGTCGGCACGCTCGGACTTACACCAAACTGGCCCTGTGGCGTTAAATATGGTTCACGCTGCCCCCCGTCGCCCAAAACCGCCGGCCCGCCATTATGATGATCCGTACCGGTGGCATATCCGACGTATTTACGACCATGTGCCAGTGCTTTAATGCCGGGGACATTTGCGATACCGTGGTATCGTGATTGAATATATCCGATTGCTGACGCTACCTGGTCTATCGGGTTCAGCCATTGTTTATGACCAGCCTTGGCGTGAGATGCAAACGTTGTTTCAACCATCTGCATTAACCCGGCAGACGGATGACCGGCCCGCCAGTTTGAATCCCATTTGTTCACATGGGAACCGGCCGTGCCACCGGATTCATGTATCGCTATTGTCTCTAAACCTTTTTCCCATGCGGCACCGCTTACGCCTGCAATCTTCATTCCTTTTTTTACCCATGATTTCAAGGAGCCGGAAACCTTCACTTCGCCAGTATCAACGCCGCCAGATGCAAAATCAGTCAGTTTGTCTTTCACGCCGCTGATAATCTTTTTAATGATGCCTTTTCCCATATCAAGGACCGAGGCGCCTAGCTTCCCAAGTGCGGAGCCGGCGAATTTAGAAACAACCGTATTTAATAATTTCGTTGGATCAGATAAATAATCATAGATATTTGATCCAATGTCTTTAAGTTTGCTCCAGCCGCCCTTAATAAAGTCTTTTGCAGAACCGAGCCATGTTCCAATTGAAAATTTCGGCAGTGACCCGCTTTTCATTAATTGTTCGGTTTTGTCACCGCCTAAAATCGATGTGCCTCGCGGTAGATTCACTATGGTATCTGTGTTTGGTGATAAGGCCATTTCCCCGTTTGGAAAACGCATCAGTTCATGTTTACCGCCATCCCCAACATGAGCAAGCCCACCGGCGAAAGCGTTCGGATCGCCCTGCCATGTGCCTTTTGCAAAGTAAGGGATGTGTTTCATTTTAACGTCGTCGATTGTTGGCATATCTACTTTTTTAAGAACCCAGTTTACACCGCCAATGACGCCGTTTGTTACACTTTCTACGCCATCAATCAGTTTGTTCCCGACAAAAATCCCGGCGTTTCCAAGTGCTTTAGCTCCGCTTTTAATCCCGTCAGCCATTTTTCCGGGCAGTTTCTTAAAGAAAGAAATAATATCCCCGCCGACTTTAGAAACCTTTTTCCACATCTTGCCGAGAGTTCCGCCGGTTATTTTATTCAAGAAATTAAATCCGGCTTTAAATTGTGATTTGACAAGCTTCACGCCATTTTTAACAATGGATTTTACATCGTCCCAAAGTTTATCCCACCGGCCATGAAAAAAATCAGAAAATGTTTTTAGAATACTTTTAATTAATTTTGTTGCGCTTTTAAATTCGTCCTTTATATCTCCCCATGTATCACCGAAATGCTTGGACAAATTCGTAAAAAGTTTTTTGCAATATTTGACCGATGAAGAAAAAGCTTTCTTCACGCCCGCCCAAACAGAGTCAACCACTTTTCGGAATCCCTTAAAGTGTTTATACGAATAGATGACAGCCGACACAAGCAATCCTATAGCCGTAATGACAAGCCCGATAGGATTTGCTTTTAAGGCTACATTTAATACTCTTTGAGCGACCGCCCATGCTTTTGTAGACGCTGCCGCAACTCTTTGAGCCGTTGCCACTGCAAGTATTTTCACTTTTTGCGCAACCCAAATACTTCCCGTTTTCGCAAAGGCCAGGGAAGCTTTTGTCATTGTTTTTATGCCTTTTGCTGTAGCTTTTGAAGCTACACCAATACCAACAATCGTTTTTTTGATACCGGTAGCAGCAAGACGGGCTGTCCATTTAAAAGATTTTCCGATGGCCTTTCCAGAGGCAGTAATACCCCGGCCCGCAGCCTTAACACCTGACCAAGCTAATTTTCCAGTCCATTTAAAGGCTTTTCCGATTCCCTTACCAAACAACTTAATAGCTGATCCTGTCTTCTTTACGCCACTCCATGCCAGTTTTCCAGTCCACTTAAACGCCTTGCCGATTCCTTTTCCGAAAATCTTAATTAAGGAGCCGGTTTTCTTTACGCCGCTCCATGCTAGCTTGCCCGTCCATTTGAAGGCTTTTCCGATCCCTTTGCCAAATATTTTAATAGCTGAACCGGTCTTCTTTACGCCGCCCCATGCCAGTTTTCCAGTCCATTTAAAACCCTTGCCGATCCCTTTTAAAACTTTGTTGGTCTTCGTTCCTTCCAATCTTGCATTTTTGAAGAAGGTAAAAGGTGATTTCGCAACAAAGGAGACGGCCCGACCTAAACCCATGAGGCCGGACGTTGTAATGCTGATAGCTTTAAACACAGCCCCTAAACCAATAGCAAGAGGCGCAAATACTGCAGTCAGGGCCGCAACGGTACCAATTGTTTTCTTTGTTTTGGGTGACAGATTTTCAAATTTAACAAGTAATTTATTAAGATGCTTTACAAGCGATGTCACAGACGGCAGCAGGGTTGCTGATACTTCCATTGCAAAGTTTTTGGAAGTTTCTTTGAAAATATCAAGCTGTTTTTTCCCTGACTTCATCATGCGGTTTGTAACGGTTCCGGCATAATCCGTCTTTTCAGCATTCTTGATTTTCGCAGAAAACTTGTCCAGGTGCTCCCCTGATTCCGTCATTAATGCGGTAATAGTAGGAAGAGAAGTCCGGCCAAACATGCGGGAAAGTAAATTTCCTTTTTCCTCGGTTCCCATTCCTTTTGTTTTTTCGCGCAGCTGTTCCACAATTTCGGACAATCTCAACAAGTTCCCGTGTGAATCGCTTGTTTTTAGCCCAATCTGTGCCATTGCTCCGGCTGCCTGTTTTGACGGCTTAACAAGGCTTGCCATAACTCCACGCAGGCCAGTACCGGCGGACGTTCCTTCCACGCCGCGCCTTGACATGACTTCAAGGTATGCCGCCATATCTTCCATTGAGTAGCCGACGGATTTAGCATAATCCCCCACATAGTTCATGGAATAGCCCAATTCTGTGAATTTAGCCGATCCATGATCCGCTGCGTAAGTCATGGCGTTTGTAACTCTCGTCGTGTTCTCGGCCGTCTTTGCCGCTGATTTTGACTTGTCAAAAAATTGCTCCATGACGTTCATAGAAACTTTTGTTGTTTCTTTAAATTCAGATCCCGCAGCCGTGGAAGCTTTAATCATTTTTTCAACTGCAGCAATGGCTTGCCGGCCGGTATCACCCTTACGGATCATGGTTTCATACGCATCACCAATTTTTTGAACAGAAATACCGTATTTTCCGGATAGCTCCGTCGCTTGCTTTTCCATGTCCTTTGTAATCTCGCCGGCCTCTTTCGCAGATTCTCCGTCAGATTCAAGCAAGGACTTAATGTCCGTCATTTTCCGTTCAAATTCAACGGCCTGCTTTGTTCCGTAAACAAATGCCCCTCCAATGCCAAACGTGGCTGTTGTCATTGAATGGCCGGCACTCGTTAATTTATCGCTGGCCCTGTTCACAGAATCCCTTAATTTGTTGACGTTATCGCGAAACGTTAAACTGAGTTTTGAAGAGCTACCCACTTGCCTATTGAGTGTTTTATACCGGCTGACAGCAGATGCTTGCGCCGCTTCCAATTCCAAAATGGCTGTGCGTTGCTTTTTGGTTGCGATATTGTCGGCGCCTTTTTTCTCTATTAATTCCTGTAGTTTCAGCTTTTCTTTTTCAATAAGCTGGTTACGTTCCTTAATCTGATTTCCAAGGCCCTTGTATTCTTCTTTATTGGCCCGGAGCGCTTTGCCCTGGGATTTGAATTTGTTGATCGCTGCCGTTGTTTCCCTTGTTAATAAAGACAGGTTTTCCCGTACAAGGCTTGTTCCTCTTTTTTGATCATTCATGGCGATCTCAGTATCTTTCAATTCTTGTCGGTAAAGCGCCTGCCTCCGGGTTGTATTGTTGATTTGATTAGCAAATCGCATTGCCTCTTCAGTATTTTTTCCGTACTTTTCAACGGCCTTGTTATACGATTCTGTCAGCTTTTTGACTTGTACGTCTTGTATCTTGATCGTCCGGCTTAATCCGTCATACTTTGCGCCCAACATGCCTAATTGATCCCCGGCATTTTTGAAAATTTGAAACTCAGCTTTCCATTGGCTGGTAGATGCCGCAACGGTGTTTTTAATGGCTTTTAAACTTTGCGTTACTTTTGTTCCATCTAAACCAACTTTAATGACAACACCCTCGGCCATGTTCTCCCTCCTTTCTTACGTAATCGTATTGAAGAATTCTTCCCCCGTCATCACATGCGCGTCTTCCGATAGCACATCTAAAAGGCCGTAATAATCTGCTTCGTCGATATCACGAAACGACCATCCGGCCTCCATCAAATTTCTATACATTTTTTTTAAGTTTCTGAGGGCCTCGGCTGCTGTTACTCCTGTGCCTTTAGTGCCACTTCCTTTAAGCCCTCTTCCTTGTTTCCCATAACGATATCCATAATCCCCTCAATTGTTCGCATAAGTTTACGCGCGTCTGTTCCATCATAAATAGAATCCATCGTTACTTTTTCATCATTGAAAACATCGGCAACGAACATGACCATTTTATCTAAACGTTCCGCTTCTGACAGATTTTCATTTTTATCCATTTCATCCTGCAATGCCAACGCTTCACGTACTTTACGGCCAGACACAAACCCCTGTTCATAGACTACTTTTTCACCTTTTTGATTGAGTAATTCGATTCTTAACATGTTTCATTTCTCCTTTTCGATTTCAATTTTTCGGATTAAAAAGAGGCCGGGATTTCCGGCCCTGCAAAGTGTGATTTTATGCAGCTTGTGTGTCAGAAGGACGGATAAATTTTTCCCATGCTTCCTGTGAAAAATCTTTATCCCCCTCGTTTGCTTTACCATAAACTAGCCCGTCAGAAGATCGGGCAATAAATTCCCCTGAAATTTTATCTTGCGCCGTTTGTACGTTTGCATCATTTGTCTTTAGATCGGAATCCGGCGCGCCGAACATTCCTTTTAACAGACCAACATGGAGCTTATTTCCGTTTATATCAGATGATAAGCATTCCACAGACACAAACGGCGGCTGCGTATCCTTTCCAAGCTGATAGATGCCGTTTACTTTTTTCATACCGGTAATTTCCGCCATGCAGTCATCCGGTAAATTATAAATAGATAGCTCGCATTTCACATCTCCGGTGCCTTTTGCTGAAACATCAATAGCCATATTTGACGCGTAGTTTTTTGTTTTAGTCGGTGCCAGCCCCGTGATATTTGCCTCAACAACCCCGTTTTTATCTTGCTTCCCATCCAACACATATTTTTTATCTGTTGCTTTTTCGTTTTCATCTAAGACGGTAATAACAATAGATTCAAAACCCACCGTTGCCATTCATCATCATTCCTTTACTTAATTTTTTGTATTAAAAAAAGCCACTGGCTGCAGTGACTAATTCACACTTGTTTTTTTGAATTTTGCCGTTAAATAGAGCTTTTCAATATCCGGATCAACGGATATGTAACTCTCGAAAGAATAAAAGCCGTTTGACTCAAAGTAATCATTTAGTAAGTCGTCATATTGTTCAGCCAAACTGTCGTCATACTCATACCAAATTTGTATTTGCACAGACGTTTGAATTTCTCGACTAAAATTACTTGCATATCCCGCCCTTTTGTTGAGAATATGACTTATTTTCACAATGGCGTTCTTTGCGTCTTTTAAACCCGTGCCGTCCGGGAGGACAACCGGAACCGTATGCATAAAAACGTAATCTTCATTAATCATTAACGGATTGTCCTGGGCAGTGAGAAGGTCATAAGCTTCAGTCAGTAAGCTCATAAACCGGCAACCTCCGTGTTAATGACGCGCTGCATGGTTGCTGTTACCGCCTCCCTTGTTTCTGCCACGGTTTTCTCCGCGAAATGCTGCGGCGGCTGATGAATTGTGCCGTCGTTTACAAAATGGGATCGCCAAGCCGTATCCTTTCCATAGCCAACCGTTACCTCGCCCAATTTGTCAGGCTTTGAAATCACGATATCGTCACGCATATGTTTAAACTCATGGGATTCCCCTGTTTTAGCCTCAATTTGCCGCTGTGCTTTCCATTTCCGGTCAGATTCATTTTCGTAAGGGGTATTTACCTTTAAAGCTTCTTTAACGATCATAGCGCCCGCTAATGTTGCTTTTACGCCTCCACTTTTTGTCCGGTAAGCCACTTTACGGAGTTGAGCATCTAAACCGGTCATATCTACTTCCACACTCATGTTATCGCCTCACAAATGATGGTTTTCCATTCGTAATTAACGGTATCCGGTTCAATGTCTACGATTTTGTATTCTGTTCCTTTATGGGAGATCGTCATATCATTTGTAATTTTAAAAGGCAGATTTTGACGGACAACAAATGTTATTTTGTTGGTGATACCTTCCCCCAGGTTATTAATTCGGTCTTTTAAGCGTTGCCGCCACACCGCGGCCCAAACCGTAGCAACCTCAACCGGCCCCATTTTCGGCACCCCGTTAATTTTGGTTGATTTTTGAACATTAAACGTAATTCGCTCGTTTAAGTCGCCTGTTTTCGCTATTGGCACCGTTTTTTACCTTCCTTCTTGTTTTTGCAATTGTCGTAAATACTTGCCTTTCAACTGTATGATAGAGGGCGTAATCCCAAATGGGATATCACGCACCTCTACGCCGTTTGAAGTAGCAGACCGGTTTTTATAATAGTGATCCACCAATCTCATAACTGCTACGTCAAAAATAGGGTTATCATCGTAAAAACCAGCAACCTTATCCCCTACAGCAGAAATAAGGGTGTCAGCCGCAGCCTTAATATATTTCTCCAATAATTTGTCATCAGCGTCAGTATCGATCCTTACCGCCGCTTTCACCTCGGACAGAGATACTGCCATTTATCTCACTCCCTTACCCTGCTGTTGTTGCGGATGCTGCTGGCGTTTCATCGGCAATACCTTTAAAGCTCGCAAAAACAACCGCTTCCTCATCCCACAATTTCACGTCAAACCGGTCAATAGCGCGGATTTTAGTTTGATCTTTTTCAAAAGCGCCGGCGCCGATATTTGTCATCATGATAGAAAGCTGTTCTCGGTCAAATAAAACCACAGCCTCTTTTAAATCACCAGCAAATAGAGGGTAAACAGGCGCTTTATCTGTTCCGCCGTTTGGTAAATATTTGTCTGAAATAACCTTGATTGGCTTATTCAATAACATTAATTCTGTTGGGTTCTGCGGGTTCGGCTGCAGCAAATAACGGCCGAATGCATCTTTAACCTTGTCCAAAACGTTAAAGCCGCTTTGATTTGTAATAAAAGATGAAGTCAGTTTGATAGCTGGATCGAGTTTCACATTCATAACGTCTTTGATATCATCCACATTTGCAACGGTCTTTTTCTGTGCATCAGGCAGGCCGTTTAATACTTGGATAATTTTTGCATTCCGCGTTGCTGTTGATTTTTTCGCCAACCAATCAGTAATCCACGCGATAATTTGTTCCGCCGACTCTTTTAATAGTGTGTTAGTAATGGTTGAAATGCCCGCATACCGCTGAATTAAGTATCTCAGAATGCTTGCAGATGGATCGTCATTCTCGTTTATTTCATCGCTTTCATTGTCGATATTTTTAAACGGTGTTACATCGCTTAATTTTTCAATATTTCGGCTTCCTGAAAGGGACGTTACCGGCACCACATTAACGTATTGTTCCAGGGCATCAAACTGACGTTTTAGTTTGTTGACCGCAGTTTGGATATCTTGCGGGATCGTCAAGCCAATCCCTTCCCCGTTTTCATCCAGTTTGGTAGTCACGGCCGCGCTCGGTCTGCCGCTCAATAGGTCTTTAAAATCTTTTATAAATTGGTCTTTTACATCCGCTGCCGTAGAAGGGATAGACGGGGCCTGTTTCGCTTGTTTAATAGCCGCTTTTTCGGCTTCTTCCATCTGTTCTTTTGCAATGTCTCGTTTCGCCTGAGCTGCTTGCAGCTTCGCCTTTAAGCCCTCGACTTCCTCCGCGGTTACTTCATCGTCAACAAGTGCAAGCTGTAAATTGTGTTGTGCATCAGAAACCCGCTGCCCCGCATTAATCCAAGTATTTTTTAGGTCTTCATATGTCATCGTTTAAACTCTCCTTTAAGAATCTGTAATTTCTTATTCAGTAATTTTGGTTGTTTCGTGTCTATAGATTCAGGTTCTTTGAGTGCGTGCGGCACATTTCGATAACGAGAAAATAATGCAGAGGAAACGCAAGCTGCTGCTTGGTTTGCTGCTGTAATTTCATCCGCAAGGCCGTAAGAAACGGCTTCACTAGCAGATAACCACGTTTCGTTATCCATCAAAGAATCCAGTGTTTCCTTTGTCAATTTGTCGCCCGCTTTTTCAAGATAGGACGCTTTCATTGACTCAGAAATTTTGTCAAGGACATCAGCCTGCTTTCTCATTTCATTGGCGTTTCCCATCGCTATTGTCCACGGATTATGAACCATCATCATAGCGTTTGAGGGCATAAAAATAGCGTCACCCGCCATTGCGATGACACTTGCGATTGAAGCAGCTAACCCATCAATATAAACGTTAACGAATGCTTTATGCTGTTTGAGCATGGAACAGATGGCTACGCCTTCAAATACAGAGCCACCGGGCGAATTAATGTGTACATTTAAAACACTCATATCTCCCAAGCTGTCTAAATCCTGCTTGAATGAGGCGGCCGATGTATCTATTTCATCCCATTCATAACCGCTTGTGACCACTTCACCAAAAATAAAAACATCCGCGCTGCTGTCACCGGATGCCTTCATACTCCAATACTTATTTTTCGCTTGGTTTTTTTTCATTTTTGCTTTCACCCCCCTTACGTTCAGAAACCGGCGTTTCGATTGGGTATAGGTCGCCGCTAATCCATAATTTATTAGCGTTCGGATCAGGATCGGGCGGCTGCCCTTCTTCCAATCTAACCTCATTGGGGCGCATCCACGAATTTCTGACCGCCGCTTGATAGTAATTTTGTCGGGTCTGTGTATCACCGCGCAGCAGTGAGTTGACAACAAAAGTAAAATGATAGCCTCTTTGCTTTTGATCCGGTGTCAAAATCTTTTTGTTCAGCTCTTCTTCATATTGTTTGAGAGTAGGCAGCAGATTGTTTGTTACAAATTCTAAATTAAGCTGCTCTAATGATGAAAAGCTAGATGTATTATCACCTAAGAAATGCTCAGGCACGTTGTACACCATAGCAACACGGGATCTTGTCACTTTATCAATATCAATCAATTTCGGGTCTACAACTTGACGCTCAACCCGTGTAATTGTGATCCCGCTTTCCTCGACCAGCAAACCGCCATTATCTCGATAGAATCCCGCTATCGCTTTAATATGTGCTTCCTTTTGCTCTTCATCTAAGCTTCCATCAAACCTTACAATAAGCCCCTCATTTGTGCCGTTTAATTGATTCATAGATATTTTTCTTACTTCGTGATCATAGTCAATCGTGTTCTTTAACAAGTCAATTGGATTCATCCCCATAACTTGACCGAACCGTGCATGTTTAAAATGGAGCATTTCACTATAATGGACATACATTGTTTGTTGATTCGGTGCATTATCAACGGATGAAACGGCATAATATAACTCACCAGACGTTATATCAAGCACCGGCTCGCAACACCCAGGCTTTACGAGGGCCATATCAACAATTTGCCCGTTCACATTGCGGAATAACTGAACAAAAGCATTCCCCTTTAAATTCCGGATTGTTTCAATGTCTCTAAAAAAATCGAATCGGGTAAAGTATCGCGGCCCATCCCTCAGCAAATTAAAGCCGGCACAATCAGACGGCTGCTGAAAATTGTCATCAAATAATTTTAACGGCAGACTGGCAAACGTATTTCCCAATCGGCTCACTGCACTGAATATCGCTTCGTTCATATCTGAAGCGCTACTAAAATACTCCCCTTGGAAACTCATATGATGCGTAACCGGTTTTTGAAATGTGACCCGGTTAAAAAAACGTTTAAATATCTCCTTTAATCCCAAAGCCTCACCCCCCTACATGTTTTTTAAATCGGCAACGGAATAATACTTCACTTTCCCGGACTTTTTCGGCTTGATCATCATAGGAATTACAAATGTATGGGCTGTTAATGCCGCGGCCACTCCGTCAATTTTGCGATTCTTGGATTGTTTCGTAGGCATCCAGTTATTATTGCGATCTTTGACCATTCTTACATTGTTCAGATACCAACGGAAAAGCTTGTTATTGTTAAAAATGACTTTTCCATCTAACATCAGTTCTTTAAAGTTCTGCATAGGGCCGCCAAGCGTTTTAAATCCTTGGATTACTTTTTCCGTTTCAAAACCGTGCTCTTCAAGCGCAGCGTTTAAAAATAGCGCCTTGGCCTTGTCATAACCAATTTTCTTTATCTTGTACAGTTTGGATTTCTCAATAAACCAATTCAACACAACCTCGTAATTGACATAATCAGCCTCCGGAATAACGGTCAAGTATCCTTTTTTTCTCCATTCATCTAACCGCTGTTGATTATTGTCCCGGTTATATCGGGCCTCCGGTATCCATGAATGTGTCAGATAAAATATCTCTCCGTTATCCAATGGAAACTCTAAACAAGCGCTGGTAAAATCCTCAGTTTCGGATAAGTCATAACCACCGACGCATTCCCGGCCTTTCAGCAAGTCAATGTCAATTTCTTTGTTGTTTTTATTGATCGTAGCAACATCAACAAATGACAGTTCATCCACATCACTGAAAATATTAAATTGCTTTGTTAACCAGTCGGCCAGCTCCTGCGGGTTTTTTCTATCCTTTTTGTAGTCTGTCACGAGGTTTACAAAGTCCATAAGACCAATGTTTGGATTGGCTTTTATCCACATCCGCGGATCGTCCGCCTCTTCTGGCTTGTCCAGCTTCGCCAGATAATAAAAAGTCCGTTCGTCTAAATCATCTTCAAGGTTTTCAAGGCATTCTTTTCCCGCCTCAAAGAAATTCATTAACGGCCCATCTAAAACATAGCCGGCAGTCGTGATATAAATAATTAATGGTTGCTTCCTCATACCCCTTGACTTTTTCATGACATTGATTAGTGCATAATCCACATATTCGTGAATTTCATCAAATACAGCAAAATGAAGATTTTCCCCATCTTTATTATTCTTTTCCGCTGACATGGCTTGCATTGTGCATTTCATAGTTTCGTAACGAATCTCACTTCTTAAAGCCTTAAAGCGTTTGTCTAAATACGGGGAATTCTCAATCATGGCCTTTGATTCATTGAACAGAATAGATGATTGTTTTTGTGAATTAGCCAGAACGTAAACATTGGCCCCACGCTCTCCGTCAAAACCCAACATATAATTAGAAGTACCTGAGATAATCGTTGTTTTCCCGTTCTTCCGGCCAACAAAATCCACGGCCTCACGGTATTTCCGAATTCCTGTATCTTTATGAACCCATCCAAAAATGGAGCCGATGACAAAATGTTGCCATGGCTGCAGAACAAGTTGATCGTAGTCACCTTTCGATGGCCTGCACTTCTTTTCGATAAACCTGACAGGGCGATGCCCTTTCTCTTCATCAAAAATCCAAGGAAAATCATCTGTACCCTGCCGCTCTAAATCTCTCATGTGTCGTTTAGCAGCTAAGATATTTTCCTTTGATGCAGGGATTGACCCATCTATAAGCCGCTCCGCGTACCATGTTGTTAGTAATTCGGGATAAGGCTCTACAAGGATGCCACCCCATGATTGTTGTTCTGCTTGATAATCAGCCCACCACTTGGTAAGCTCCGAATAACTCATGTCAAGCAAGGGTTTAGAAGTCATCTTCTTCCTCTTCTTCCCCGCTCTCCAAGTTAATTGCTAATTTTGCACGCGCTGCCGGCGACAAGCCTAAATCCGAACCATACGCCCGTAGTTGCGCCGCCATATCTTTTTTACGCATAATAAAAGGGTTGGGCTTTCCATCAACCCACAACCCATATTTTTTAATTTGCCTTTCAAATGAAATGTATTGAGAATACGCGTCACAATAAAAGGCTAAATGTGTGATATCGGCCTCATTGATCAATTCCACTTCTAAAAGAAGCTCAGTCAGCCGTTTAAATTCCTTTTTTGCAGTAGCAGACAACCAGGAAGGCGGCTCGATATTTTCGGCCCTCATTTTCATTTTCTCTTCATTTTCAATACGTTTTTCTAATTCGGCTTTCGTATAGCGGCTTTTATTGCCGTCTAATAATGTGAGTTTGGCACTTTTTGCAGGCATAGCCACTGTTATCACCCTCTTTCGAAAAAAATTCATTTTCACCCTTTACAAATTGCGACCCCCGATATACGATAAACCCAAGAGCATCAAGGCTTCGGCCGGGATGCTCTCTTCTGTTTTTCCGGGGCGAAAAATCTTCAAAATCGAATTTATTGTATAGGAAGGGGCACACCGTTGTTTGAAAAGCGCATTGCCCCATGTTTAAAGGGTAGGGGGGTATGTTTCAGCGTTTTTTTAACTGATTTCGTTGTTCCCGTAGAATTTGAAAACATTTTCGCTTCGTTTTTTCTTCTTCTCCCCGCCGCTTCTTTCCGGGTGCTCCCTGTTGTGGCACTCTAAACAAATCGTTTCAAGATTATCAAGATCAAACGCCCGGCTCGGATCATCCCTTAATGCAATGATATGGTGAACCGTATTTGCCTCCGTTATCAATCCACGACGACGGCACTCACAACATAAATAGCCGTCCCTTATCAGAACGACTTTTCTTACTCGCTTCCAGCGTGCTGTATTATAGATTTTGTCTAACTCATCACGTTGCCTTGCCATGCTTATTCCTTTTCTGATTTACCTGAACAGACTACACACGATAAACAGAAGAACGTGAGCGAAATAAACCATGACGTCTCAAATGGGTGCACATAAATTGTTTCCATGCTCTATCTCCTTTACTCAACATAATAAAAGCTTCACTGGAAAGCGGCTTAGGCGTTGGCATCCTTTCAGCCGCACACCTCAGATTCTTTCCTAATTCCTCAAAGGCTTGACTAATTGTTTTCATGTAATCCCTCCAATCATATTCTTTCTAAACTGCCCCCGCACTCAGCGTTAACCGCCAATTGTTCTCCCTGAGATTTACCGGAAGCAGTTTACAGAGAATATAAAAAAGCACCCTTTTAACAATGGGTGCAATTAACGTTTCTTTTTATAACCTTCAATATCTTTTCTCAAGAATAGGCGATCTCTGTTTGTTGATTTAATCGGATTTAATGTCTTATGATCAACCAGCTGCTTTAAGTTCTGCCGGCTGCATCCGATAATCTCAATGGCTTCTGATGTCGTTATGACTTCTTTGTCCATGAACTCTCTCAGCTCGTCAACATTCTCAAAAACAAATTTAGTCATTCCTCAGGTTCCTCCATTTAAGGATAATATTAATGATGGTCACTACCAGCCATATCAAAGCCAATATCATTGTTATGATATCTAAGGTGCCTAAATTGCTGTAGTCTTTATCCACAAATACGATCACAAACAGAATGAAAAATAAAATTGTTGAGCCATCTACTAATTTTTTCATATGAATGAGGCATGGAATTTACTGTTACAGTATAACAGTAAAATGTTATAATAAGACGAGGGGATAAATCCCCTCCATGCTTATCTGCGACGTTTCTTCTTGGCGGGAGAACGTCGTTTTTTGTTTTTGCTTCCCTTCATGTCCTTGATATTCTTGATCATGGTTGTGATTCCGGTAAGAATTGCAACCAGCCAAGCCAAGTCCCGAAGGATAAGCTCAACCATTTCCATGCTCTCTCAACACCTCCTTTCTATACTTTAATTATAACACTTATATTTACCACCGTCAATATAATTTGGTTTTATTTTCTTATTTTCACTCCTTATGCTAATCGCTTTTTTAAGATTGATCTTACGCATACTCCGAGAGGAAGCCAAGTATAGTAAGACCGGTCAATGAAACACGATATTACTATTCCCCGATACGGCCGCCGCAGACTAGCTGCTATCCAGGCTCAGAATGTTCCTCTCGTTCGGCTTCATTCCTCAACACCTTTGTTCCGTATCCGGATACGCCATTGATAAGGGTTAGGCGCGTCACCCGTGTTTTGTTGATAAGTTAAGTTTATCGGGATTTCAAACATAAATAGTCCCCCCTTTTCTCCCCCAATTTGTCCCCTTTTTTGTCGGGAATTTGTCGATAAAAAAAGCACTCAGATAATTCCGAGTGCTGTAGCAATGCGTAAAATGGCGCGCTGTTTTATTTCATAATAGGTATCCTTCTTCATGCCAAGTTCCATATAAATATGGATGTCTTTCGTTTGGCTGGCTGTTAAGTATTTTTTCTCAATGATCATGCGTTCTTCATCATCCAGGCTGTTCTCTAACGCCCTTTCCATCTGCTTAACCTTCAGTTCATTTAATATGAAAGAATCTCTGATAGAAGGAAACGGGCTGATGCCAGCGTCAACCGATTCCTTTTTATTCTCAAGCTGTACTTTTAATGCTCGATAATCTTTGAGTTCTTTGATCACGATTTTACGGACTGCCTTCAAATCCACAGGATGAAGGAATGAAAGTTGTTCTGTCACACCCGTCCTCCTTTCATCTATTTTTCGCGTTCCCATTTTTGTATTCGTCGTTCGGTTAAGTAAACCCACACAATGAGGGCAAATGAGTTCAACATGAAGAGAGCAGCTATAATAGAGATAATCACTCTACGCCCTCCAATTTTTTAGTCGTAAAATAAAACATGCTAGTAAAATCCACATTGAATGCCTTTTTGCATTTCTCGCAATCCATATCAAAATTACCGGACATATACCCTACGTCGATCAAATCGTCATATTCCATTAAATGCTTACAGTGAGGACATTTTATAATGTCCAATGTGTCATTACCATCCTTTTCAATCTCTTTCATTTCCCTCGCTCCTTATCGTTTGATATTAATTTTCGCTGATCTCGCCGTTCCGATGTAATGTCTTTCGCCTGAATCGCTGTAGATGTTAACGACGACTTGATACGTTCCTGGACGTGTTTTTGATAAGCTGAATTTCTTCAATGATGTGCCCGTTGTAAAATTCCCCCGCTGCACCCCTGAATTGCTGTAATTGTCAGTACGCACTAGCATAGCCGAATAATAAACACGCCCCGAAGTCGTTTTCTGTGCCTTCCAGTCTACGGATATAGCACTCTTTGAGTATGTTATGGCATCTGTATACACTCTTACTTTCTTGCTTGTTTGATAGCCTGACCATGCCGCAGAAGCACTTTCCGGCAATACTGTAACCCCCAATGTAATGACAGCAACTAAAGTAAATATGATCTTTTTCAATTTGCGCCCTCCTTACCTAATCTTGTGGGTATCAAATATCATTTGTATAGAAATACCCACCAAATAATTAAGATCGTTCATGCTTTCGGCGTATGCTATTCTCCTGATAGTTCCAATTTCAAAATCATTAAACTCGTGGCCTTTTCTGTCGCATTTTGCAATAAGCCGATCTATTTTTCTTTTTAATCGCGCCAGTTCCTTATCCTCACTCACTTCATACCCTCCCGTCCTTTTGGTTTTTTCAAACCGCATTCCAACGCATTCAAAATATCTTTCAACTTGCTGTTATCATACGGGCCGTATATTTTATTTTTTATCACTAATACAAACTCACGTTCGGTTTCAATGTATGCAAAATCCCCCAAAAGGTAGTTCCTGACTACCCCCATTTATTTCACCCTTGAGAGACGCTGTACATCCGAAATAGTCAGTTGGTGATCAGCTTCACGGACAGCCTCGGCAAATGTTTCAATTCCGGTATCCCACAAACCATGACGCTCTATAATCTCAGAAAACTCCTCAACATCATGCTCACGGATACCCCAGCTGTCTGGATCAGTAGCGGCACCGTATACCTTCACCCATTTCCTTTGATCTTTCGGGTCCGGCTCTTCCCATTCTTCTCGAGTAAAATGGCAAAGCTCATGATCTACCAGGGCAGCGCGCTGTTCCTCCGGCATCGTCTTCCATGCAGCCTTATTGATAAAAACGAATAACATGTAATCCGTCATATGACGTTCGAACGCTGTGCACTTCTTCGCCTTCCCTGCCCACTTGCTGTTACCTTCACGGATATAAAACCCTATTTGTTGTTTAGCGTCTTTTAAATGTGGGTGATGCTCGTCAATTATACTTTCAGCCAGCTGCCGTACTTCCTTCGATTCCTCAAAACCTACAAATGCCATGTTACTTCCTCCCTTTGGTTTTTATTGATTTATACAAGCCCGCCTTTCAGCAGTTCCCGAGCCATGTAATGAAAGTGATGATAAATGTAATTACCGGTAGCGTTAGGACTGATAAACACTGTTGAAAAGCCATAACGCACCTCAAATGTTTTCAAACTGCCCAGCAGCGCTTTCGGTTCATACTTTGAACGATATTTACCATTGAGAATCTTTTGGTACCCTTCCAGATCTTCCACAAGAAGAGTGAAAGGATGCCTGGACGCCCGAATCAATTCATTTTCAAAACGGGAGCGGTCTTTTATCGACTGAACCAGCTCGTCCACTCCGTTTTTCCGTTCTATGGCTGCATTCAAATACATGTCCCGGCTGATTCCGTATTCTTCGTTTTTTGGAATCATCGCGGAATAGTCGCCTGTTTTCATGCCTTTGAATTTAATTAAAGCTTTCTTTTTGCGGAGATACTCAAGCACGTGCTGGTTCTTTTGCTCTCTCGTATCCACAATAATGATCATGCTATCCAGAATCTCTTTTAACTCCGTTTCCGAATAGTTATAGTGAATAATGTTCATTCGTTGTCACCTTCCGCAAGAAACTCCGTCAGAAATCCATCCCATACAATCATCATGACAATTAGGGCATGATCTATGTGGATAATATTCATCTAAAATTTTTATAGCTATCTCCGTCAAATCTTCTGTAGACTTGTTGATTCCATTTTCAATTTCACGAAGAGCTTTATAAAGATCGTTATTTTTTTCCGTTAATGTTTCTATTTCATGAAACATTGCCAAACTGAGCTTATCGCCGTTAAGAGAACACCACTTCTGCCCATAACGCAAAGCATAAAAGCCGCCTTGATTATCTAATTCATTTACAATTGTGTATTTTCCGTCGCATAAATTTAATTTTCTCAACCTCTTATACTCCCTTTCTTAAAGTACACCATGGCCCGATCATAGATTTCTTTGGAAAGCTGGTCCGTTTCCTCGCTCTCAAAGTTTGAAACGGATTCTTTTAGCTCCCTCCAGCCGTTCTCCCAAAAGAGAACGAGTAATTTCATCACTTTCATAACTGATTCATAATCATGATTGAACCAGTCATCTATTTTTCTATTAATATCTTGATCAATGCCCATGAAATAATTAATGATTTTATCTATGGTCTGTTTTACATTATGTTCATGATCCGAGTATTCACCTTTCAAATATCGGATAATACGCTTTTTATAAGATTGGACAAACGCCTCAAGCTCCGGATAGACTTTCTCAGGATTCTCAATATAAAGATCGTTTCCATCAAGTATTAAAGGTGATCCCAAAAACGTCATATCAGAGCATATTTTTTTTGGATGCAAATTGTTCACACCTTATTTGATACTTTTTGTTACTTTTTAAGTAACACATCTCATCCTTACTCTCCCAAGGGATCAAGCCCCTCTTGTTACTTTTGTTACTCATTTTTATATTTAAGGCTATATAGTATATATATATTATTTTTTATTAATTAATTTTCATGTGAGAGGAACAGGGTTTTTAAGTAACAAAAGTAACACCATATATTAACAAAACCCTCACAACCCTTTCCATACCAACGTTTATAGCTTTTTCCTTTGAATACTTGTGACGTTATTTTTGTTACTTTTTAAATCTGATTTATTCTGATCGTGTTTGAATAGATTTAATTGTTTGTATAAATCTCGGTTTTCTTTTATTAAGCCAATTCCATCAAAATAATTTTTGTTATAGTTACCGCGATATTTTTTAAAACCCCGGATTTCAAGCTGTCGATAAAACGCCCGATTCTTCAATTCAATCTCATCATTTTCAAAACACCAATCTTTGTAATCTTTATAAAGCTCCTTCGCCTCTACTTTTGTAGTGGGATGAAGGATACACCTTTCCTCCATGTATGGTCCGAGAATATCCATATCCTCGCGGTATCCTTCCGTAGCTTTCCTTATGTCTTCTGGCTCGGTTAACCCTTCCTTCTGCCACTTCAAGCAGCCTTCCACCGCCCACCGGAGAATGCCAGGCATTTCTGCAGCAAGTTTCTGCGGGAGCTTTTTGTCCACTTTTTCTTTCGGAATAGTAACAGTAAATGGTACAAGCCGGATACGGCGCCAGATACCCTCATCGCTGCCTTTTACAATGGGTTTATGGTTTGTCGTAAAAAACACTTTGAATTCTGGAGTAAACTCAAAATACTCCTGACGTAAGAAACGCGCGGACATCTTTTCGCCACCGGTGATCTGCTTCACCAAAGACTCAGACAGCTGCTGGCCTTCTTCACTCTCAACGGCCGACACAAAGCGCGCCCCGTCGAGCCGGGCGATATCATTGTTGATGCTACTATCATTCTTCTTTTTTATGAATGTGTCGCTGTTCGTCTGCCGGCCGTAGTCGCCCAACAGTTGTTGTACGGTATTGATAAACGTTGATTTACCGTTACGGCCATTCCCGAAAAGGAAGAACATGACTTGTTCCGTAGTCTCCCCGGTCAATGAATAACCAATTGCTTTCTGCAGAAATTCAATAATTTCATAGTTCGGGTTGCCCTCTTCATCTATGAAAATACTCTCCATGAATGCTTTCCAGTTGGGACAGTCAGCATCCTTTTCATATGCAACCGGTGAAATTTTTGTAAATAGCAAATCCCGGTCATGCGGCAGAAGATCGCCGGTTTTTAAATCAATTACGCCATTTTCGCAATTAAACAAGTATTTATGTGAATCAAGCTCCTGCTTTCTCACGGAAACCATTGGCCTTGTGTCGAGGATCGAATTCATCCGAATATTACGGCGCTCGCATTTCTTGGCCCAATCATTCAATTGCTTTTTCTTATATCCGTCCTCAGTAGCCTGAGCCTCCCCGTAAATCGCCCGGAGGGTTTGGGCTGTTATGGCTTCAATTTTTCGCTTGCTGTCCTCCTGCCACATCTTCCCGTTCCATATGAGCCATTCAAGTTCATTACAATAACGAATATTCTTTCCGTGGTAATAAACGATGCGCTCAGCATTTCCAAGTTCCGTCAAATGAAATGTCGGGGGCGTATCAATGATTTCCTCCGTGTCTTCTACCTGGGCAGCAGACGGCTGAGAAAAATACACTTCATACGGCTTTTCTTGCTGTTCCATCAAGTCAGATATTGTAGAACCGGTCGAATAAATAGCAGCAGCAATGGTCATTTCTCCATATGTAGCCCCGTCGGCTGAATGCTGCCGATCCCACTTTTCGCGAAACAAATTTGATTCACGAAACATAGAATCCATTTTCGATGCGTCCTTATCCGTCCAGAATGCCAAGTGATTACATAAAGCCATATCTGTGGAAGAATGGTCGCCATTAACCAGTTGGCCGTTAAACAGGTCCTGAATGCTTTTTCCGTTTTTACTGTTGAACATTCTTTCCCAAATTTCTTTATTTGAAAGGTTACTCATATCGCTTTCTGGTTGTGATCGGGTGCTGGCCGGTCTTGCTTCTTCCTTCTCAGTCAAATACTTATCAAAGATGGTTTTGATCTCTTCCGATCGTTCCTGAACAGGTCCAATATTAAGGCTGCTTCCGGTGAATGTAAAATAACGGCCATGCCTGTATACTTCCAAGCCTTTATCTATATTTTTTCTCCCTGTGCCCGGCCCGCGTAATGGGAGCTTACCTTTGGCGATAATATGAACGCCCTCGCCACTCGGAGAGTATTCGGTATAACTGCTGATCGTTTGAATAATTTCCTGGGCGAAAGGAGACAGGACACCATCATTTACACAGTGATCTATGTCTATCCCAATGAACGGATCATCTTTAGAGAACATGAAGCCGATGCCGTCATACTCCTGTTCATTGAAAAACTTCATGATAGTTGCAAAGGTGGACCAGGTTCGCTTATTGCTTGATTGGGCCATACTGCCGTCAATCTGATATGGCACTTTCGTTTTTTTACCGTTACGCTCTTCCGAACGCCATAGAATCCACTGAGGGGCGTTTTTTAGCTCTTGCGGTATATTTTTAAAGTCGTACATGTGTTTAACTCCCCTTTAAAAACGAGGGAGCTATACACTCCCTCAAATGTGTTTCTTGTGATCAAAATGGTACATCTTCATCGCTCACTGTAAATGAGCCGGTATCCGGTGCCGGCGCTTCTGACGGCTTGAATGCTTTAACTTCTGGATATTTTTTGCCATTATGCTCTCTTTCTCCGACAACTAAGCGGACCGGTTTATTGATAAAAGCATTTGCCCATTCAATATGATCCTTAAATTTCATTCCGTTCGGGAAGCCCGCGGCCTTTGATGCTTGATGAAATCTCCACATTGCATTATCTGTAACAGTGAAATTGTCATATAAAATTTTCTGCCCCTGACATGGCTGCTCAACGTCGGAACGGATTTCATAATCAACAACAAGACGCTGGTTGCCGGATGCGGCTGTTTTTCCTTCAAAGTTGATAACTGTTGCCTCATATTCTCCTGGTTTAATTGGTTCAAATGAATCGCCTTTGCTGTGGTCTACTGTAAACATATTTAATTCCTCCAATTTTTTTGTTTTATTTGCCGTTTAGTACAGCTACAAGATTTTGAGTAATTTGATTCACGACATGCGGGTCGGTTATGTCTTCATTTCTCAGATCATAAAGCACGCTGTCTATGCCACTGTTTAATCTATCAATCTCTGAAATTAACCAGGGTATGTCTTGACGGGCGTGTGCGATGTATTTTGCGTCATCTTCATTCGTTGTTTGTGCGGTCAATAATCCGCCAATTGTTCCGATATTATTTAATCCGTTGGGTGATTGCTTCCCGATTCGCCACGGCCCTTCTGTTGCCGCATCGGCACGCTGCCGGATTTCCTCAAGCTTCATTTTGATCACCTCCCGCAGCCTTTAATCTCTTAAGTGCAGCTGTCGCCAGTTTGATATTCCATTGTTCAAGCTTCTGGTTGGCTTTAATCTGAAATTCCTCAATCATTTGAGCAGCCTTTTCGTTGTCCTCTATCATCATTTTGATGTGAGTAATCAAGCCGACGCGTTCTGTTTCTTCCTCCGCCTTTACGTCAATACCGAGCTCAAGCCACTGATAAAGTTTCCGGCCGACTTCTGGGTTTAGCTTGATTGAAGAGCCTTCAAACATCCGCGTATTGTCTTTTGACGTCTCAGCCATATGATCAATGCCGATAGTGAAATTGAGCATGAATTCATATTCCATTTCATCTTTTTGGACGGGCTTTGTCCCAACCTTACGCGGAGCCATTTTGCCTTTATCATCGGGCTCCACTACATACTCCGTTTTTGTTCTCAATGTCGCCAAGATGTGAACATCATTTTGCGTTAACGTCTTAATTAGCTTGGTTGTTTCCGGCGCAAGCTTGCCCCAGTTTTGAAACGAGTTACCGGACATGCTGCCATGTGTTTCAACTATTCCGCCTTCACCCTGCCAGTTGTGTGAGAGTGAATCAATTACGACAACTTCGGCTCCGGCGTTCTTAATTGCTTCGACTGCCATTTGATATCGTTCTGTCGTATATGGCGGTGTAAAATCAATATGCTTAAAGCTACCGATGCGAATTTCATCAAACTGTAAATTAGCGTACAGTTTTGCGCGTCGGTGCTCGGTATCAACAACACCGATCTTTGACCAGATTACCTCGTCACTTGCTTCTGGGTATGCTTCACGCATCATTCCATAAGCTACCAGCAGGGCGCCGGCTGTTTTACCTGAACCACTCGGACCAATAAAACCCACAATTGCTTTTTCTTTTTGACGTTGCGCGTCTGTTACTTGAAACATCCCTTACACCTCCACTTTGAAACTGACTGTTTCTGGCTGCACTTCTACACCTGGGACAGCTTGTCCATTTGAATCAATTACGATCGGTTTACCTTCAAGCTCAGTGACAGCCAATGTCTTCTTTAGGTCACCCCATGACACTGACTCTTTTATAAACTCTTCCATACCGGCATCCTTCACATGCTGCAGAAGTTTTTCCTTGTCGACTTCTTTAGGCGCTGCTTTTGTTGTCCGGCTTTTTGATTTCCCATAAGGTGTGGAAAGTGTTTTTGCCTTCGGGTCTTCCTGCAGCTGCTTTGTATGATAGACACTAACCAGGTTTTCAAAGAATGAAAGACTGTCAGCTAAAGGCTTAAGCTCCTGCCTTTCCCATTCTTCAATACGTTGCTTTTCTGTTGCTGCCAGCGCTTTGATTTCCTTTTCCTGCGACTTAAGAGCAGCTATTTTCCGAAAAGCCCAGTTCAGGCTGTTCATATCAGTTATTTCAAACTGTGGACGGTCCTCTGGCAGTTCGCCGTTATTAATTTCGTTTAGTTCAAAGTCCTGTAATGGATTCATGTGAGACACCTTCCTCTATTTGATTTTGTTGATAGTTTCATTTAAAATGGAATTGTTTTTGTTTTTATGAGTCCACATTGCCGTGTGGGCTTTTTTCATTGATCTTCTTCATCCGCATCCTCTTCCCGATCCTGGTCATACTGGAGATACTCTTTTGGATAACCGTAACGATTAATTTCTGTTATGATTGGATGCTCAAGGTTCATGAACCTGGCCGCCTTATTAGTTCCACGTTTATCCCCCTGCTAAAAAATCGGGTTGCTATTTCATGCAATTGAACAACTTGTATCGGGTGGTGCATCCGTTTGAGTTCTTCGCAAAGCTGCTTTAGGGTTTCAATCATTTCTAAACAGCCTTCGAAGTCACCATCTTGAAGGGCATCCGGGATCAAGTCTTGTAGAAGAAATTCCATTGACTTGATTTTTCGTTCTGCATTTTGGCGATCTGTTTTCAAAAACTCATTTAAGTTCATGGATTGGCTCCTTTCCTTCCACATTTAAATAAACAGCACAATATTCAACCATTTTTTTTCTACAGTAATCGCCGATGAGTGGCCGATTCTTTTTGATCATCATTTGTTCAAATTCAGCGAAGAAGGCTGCGAGGTCAAGCGCCTTTTCTTTCCGCATTCGGCTTCTCTCCTTTCTCCAGGGCTTCTTTCTCAAGCAACCTTGGAACTGATAGTTTCATAAAAATCTCATAAAGCCTGTCTTCTACATGTGCCGGCAGCTCTATCATATCCACCCTCCTTAACTACTTGTATTTCCGTCATTTTTAACACATTTAAATCCAGATTTATTAAAATTGCTATTCTGGAAAGTGTTTTTGTACTCGGCAGATATCTTCCGTTTTCGATATCAGAAAGATAAGTTCTGGACATACCTAGTGCCTTCGCCATTTCTGTCTGTTTCAAGTGCATTTCTTTTCTTTTGTCCTTAATTACAGCCCCAAGCTTTTTCCCATCCAGCATGATTATCACCTCCCGTTAAGGTATGTCTAAATTGTATGGTATTCACGACATTTTGTAAAAGTCGAAATTTGACGAAATTCAAGCATTTTAAAGATTTAAAGAGTATTTATCTTGTATTTCCGTCATTTTGCTAAAAAATACTTGTATTTCCGTCTTTTTTAGTATTGTATTTCCGACATTCGGGTACTATAATTGTGTCATGCCATAAGGCACAGTAAGGCACAGTGAGGCACTATGTGTTGAAAGGAGATAGGTGATCATAATGACTGTAGGGCAAAGAATAAAAGCCATTAGGAAGGAACGTAAGTTAACCCAAGTACAACTGGCTGAAAAAGCCAATCTCTCACGTTCATACCTTGCAGATATTGAAAGAGATAGATACAACCCAAGCCTTTCCACAGTAGAAGCAGTAGCAGGCGCGCTGGGTGTTCAGGTTTCTGCCATAGTTGGTGAGGAAACTCTTTTAAAAGAAGAGCAGCCTGAATATAATGCTAAAGAAGAAAAAGACATTGCAAAACGTATGGAGGAAATAAGAAAGGATTTAGAAAAATCGGACGGCCTTAGCTTTTCTGGGGAACCTATGAGCCCGGAAGCTGTTGAGTCTCTCATGGAAGCGATGGAGCACATAGTTCGGCAAACGCAGAGAATAAATAAAAAGTACACTCCAAAGAAATATAGAAAAGACGATCAAGAATAGGGGGCATTATACTTTGATAAAGGCAGCTGTGCAAAGACTAATAAAAAAGTATAAAACCAGTAATCCTTATGAGCTTGCATCATACATAAATATAAATGTTATTCCATGGAATTTGCATCATGAAATAATGGGGTTTTATAAGTATGATAAGAGAAATAAATATATCGTTATCAACTCCAACTTAAGTCAGGCAGAAAGAACCTTTGTGTGCTCTCATGAATTAGGACATGCACAGTTACACCCACGGGCCAATACGCCATTTATGAAAGAGCATACTCTTTTCTCGGTTGATAAAATTGAGGTTGAAGCAAACACCTTTGCGGTTGAGCTCCTTCTCCCCGATTGGGTGGTAAGCCAATACAAAAATACAGACTTCACCCTTGATGACATAGCTGTCATGAATGGGGTTCCTGCAGAGTTAGCCCATCTAAAAGACCTATCAGAGCTGAAAAATTTTTAACCATAAAACAGAACATACGTTTCTAAAAAGGAGGGTATCATGAACCTGATGGACGAAAACACTCAAAAGAATGTTGGGATATACGTTAGGGTTTCAACAGAAGAGCAAGCAAAAGAAGGGTACTCAATATCTGCTCAAAAGGAGAAGCTAAAAGCATATTGTGTTTCTCAGGGGTGGGAAAGTTACAAGTTTTATATTGACGAGGGCAAGTCCGCAAAAGATATACATAGGCCGTCGCTGGAGCTAATGCTTCGGCACATAGAACAGGGTATTATTGACACAGTTTTAGTCTACAGGCTCGACCGGCTGACCCGCTCTGTCCGTGACCTCTATTCCCTTTTAGATTACTTTGATAAATATCAGGCGATCTTTCGTTCTGCCACCGAAGTTTATGACACCGGGTCAGCAACTGGCCGGCTATTCATTACATTGGTGGCCGCCATGGCGCAATGGGAGCGAGAGAACTTAGGCGAACGGGTTAAAATGGGGCAAGTCGAAAAAGCGCGTCAGGGACAATTTAGCGCGCCCGCCCCATTCGGGTTCACAAAGGAAGGTGAAAGCCTGGTCAAGAACACAGAGGAGGGCGAAGTCCTTTTAGACATGATAGATAAGATCAAGAAAGGCTATTCGCTCAGGGAGCTAGCTGATTATCTTGACGAATCTGACGCTATTCCGAAAAGGGGATATAAGTGGCACATAGCTTCTATCCTGGTTATCCTGAAAAACCCGGTATTATATGGTGGGTTTCGTTGGGCGGGTGAAATACTAGAGGGTGCATTTGAGGGCTACATATCAAAAAAAGAGTTCGAACAGCTCCAAAAAATGTTGCACGATAGGCAAAATTTCAAAAGAAGAGAAACCTCATCTGTGTTTATATTCCAGGCAAAGATAATATGCCCCAATTGCGGTAGCCGCTTAACATGCGAGCGCTCCATATATTTTAGGAAAAAAGACAATAAGAACGTAGAAAGTAATCACTATAGATGCCAAGCCTGCGCCTTAAATAAAAAACCGGCAATTGGAATAAGTGAGAAAAAACTCGAAAAAGCACTTATAGAATATATGCAGAATGCGAACTTTAAGCGCGAACCTAAAATACCACAAGAGAGACAACAGGACTACGATAAGCTCCATCAAAAAATAATTAGTATCGAAAAGCAGAGAAAGAAATATCAAAAAGCCTGGTCTATGGAGCTAATGACAGATCAAGAATTTGAGCAGCTTATGGCAGAAACAAAAGAGGCACTGCAAAAAGCTACCGCCAAACTTGAGCAGAGTGATTTACAGTCCATAGAAAAACCTTTGGATATAGAGCGAGCCAAAGAATTAGCAAAAATGTTCAGAGAAAACTGGTCTGTCCTAACAGGAGAAGAAAAAAGACAAGTTGTACAAGAGTTGATAAAACATATTGAGTTTGAGAAGAAAGACAATAAGGCCAGGGTTTTAGACATTCATTTTTATTAG